TATTGGCCAACAGTAGACTCCGGAATCCCAGCTGCTCTTATCATAAATGGTGCTTTGATATCGGCAGTTGGGTTAATCGGGTTGGTGATTTGACATTGGAAGAGCGTAGGACGCGCACCGCCACCGACAAGTTCGGATTTGAACTGGTTGATGTTAAATGCCATGTGTCTTTCTCCTTAAATATATAATTGTATTTATTACGCTAACTGACCGACGATTTCGTCAAACTCAACACCGGTTCTAGTTGCTACGAACGTAAGTTCAATAACGTTAATAGAACGTGCTGGTTTAATGAAAATGCTCGCTCGGAATTTGTTCTGATCAATAACTTCTGGCGTATTAACTGTAGAATCAGAAACAACTCTAAAATCAATAATTCCACGACGTCCTTGGATGTCACGAAGGAATGGATCTACAATATTCTTAAACTGAGTTTGACTAAAGTCGTCGTTAAACTCGAATAAGAAACTTTCCGCTGCTGTTGCGATTGATTTCTCAACTGCAATAAACAATCTGCGAACGTTTAGACGATCAAATGCGCTTGCTGTTCCAAGTCCTGTCTTATCACCAAAGAGTACGATTCCTCGTCCTGTCTGTGACATAACTGGGTTAACGTCTGCGCTATATAGTTGATCACGTTGTGGTTTACTTGGGTTGAATGCTAATTTAACAACATTCTTAATAACGCCTTTTCTGTAACCAGCTGGAGATTCAAAAGATTCTACTCTTGAGGCAAGACCTGCCATATCACCATTCAACGGTGTCCAACGATACGAATCATTAAACTTGTCATAACGATATTTATAACCGGAATCCATGAACCAGTAAGAACTGTTCTGAACCTTGTTACGGTAAGCAATAGCGTTAGTCATTTTTGTATTTGTTTTTAGCTCGTCAACTACAGCTTCTTTAGATGGTGATAGGAATGCTACACAATCTTTTCTGTAATCAGCTACGTTGCTAACAATATAGTTTGCAAGGTTAGCATTATCGTCGCCTTTACCTTGAAGAACTAAAGAAATATCAATTTCGTTTGCATTCTTAAAAGTATCGTAAGCAAACGCTAAGCTAGCAAGTGTTGCAGTAGATTCAGTAGAACCATCAGTACCGGCAGACATAGTTTCGTATGCGTTAACTGTTTGAGTAGCTGTTCCAATTACTGCGCTGTTAGCTAGTTTAATCCATGAAGAACTATTTTCAACAACTGTTGGGTAATAGTTAGTAGCACCTTGTGCGTTTGTAGATCCAGCGGTTGTTGATAAGTTATCAAAGGCTTCTAAAATATTTCCTGGAGTACCAGTAATTGCGCCATCTTTATCAATAACAGCAACGTGTACGTGCCCAGCTTTTGGTGCAACTCCAAACGTTGAATTATAAGACCATTTCTTTTCAATTGCTAGCTTAGAAAGATCAGTTTCAGCAAGTGTATAACGGCTTGTGAATGTAAGAGCTTGATTGAATGCAATGGTCGCAGTTACTGCTGTGTTACCTGTACCAAATGTCTCTTCAACATCAGTTACTACAGAAGCTAGCACTACAAGTTCTTGATATCCAATGCTTGGATTGCCAATAACCATAACATCACCAGCATCAACTGTTGGTAAAGTTACTGTGTTTGCAACTTCAAACGATACTGCAGAACTATTGAACGCAATAGTTTGATTAACAGCGGTATTAGAAATAGCGTTTGCATTAATATCACCTACTGTAGCAATAGGAGTCTCAAAACCAGTAGCAGTGGACCAAGAAACTTCAATTGAGTTACCTAAAGCTCCGGGATATTTGGCATCAAAAGCTGCATATACACTATTTTCTGCATCAATGTCATCACCATCAAGTACAATGGTAGTACCTGAAGCTGTTGCAGATGCGTCATCAGCACGTACAACATATAACGCGTTTGAGTACGCTAGAAAATCAGATGCGGTAAAAAATGTTTCGTAGTTGTCGTCGGTTGGTTTACCAAAGCGGTCTACAAGGTCATTTTCTGAAGTGATTAGAATGGGATCATTAACAGGACCCCACTTAAAGATGCCGGCCAAAGCCGCCGGTGCAGTTGCAGCACCTGGCACTGTTTGACTCGCATCCACTTCACGAACAATGACGGAAGGACTTACGGAAAAAGCCATGTTTTTCTCCTTTAATTAATTAGAAACGCGTTTATATTCAATATTATTGTTTCTATTTATAAATTATACGATTTGCTATGAGGGCAGGTAATCATAGTCTAATACCATCATCTTCGTAGAAATCGCTATCTCCTACGTCAAAAAAGCCTAATGGCAGCATATCCTGTTCAATTTGCTCGTCTGTTTTTTCTCTTAATTTTGTTAATGTATTTATGTCAGTCATATCTTTAAAATATTGCTGCTCAGTCATCCAAGCAAACAATACTAAGTTCATTACTAAGTCATCATGAAAACCAGATTCAGCCTCAAAGGAGTTAGCCTTTTTAGAAAACCTGCTCAGTTCTTGAATAGTATCATAATCTCTTATGAATAATTGGTTTTGCTCAACAAGCATCTTAAGCATAGAACAACCTACGCCCTTTACAAGCTTAGTTGTTCTAACGCCAGCATCAACATTCTTGCCAAAACCAGGGCTTAATACTTTACCGCTACGTCCGTTGTTTTGTGTGTAAAGTAAATTCTCATAACCAAGGTCTAATGTGAGGACGTCAGAAACTTGTCCTCCAATATCGTTAATTTCTACTAATATGCCAGCTTCGTTGTAAATCATACCAGCTCTATATAAAACTGATGCAAAATCAACTGGTCCAATTAGATTATCTTTATAAACTCCAACTTGTCTGTAAGGCATTTCTGAAATATCGAAAATAGTAAAAGTAGAAAAGTCTAACCCTTTACCTCTTGCAACGTCTGCAGTAATTACATATTGCTTATCAGGATCAGCTCTTTCGTATTGTATCAGGCCTTCTGCTTTAGCGATAGGTTGCTCAGCATATAATTCTTTTAATTTACTACCACTAATAAGTGTACCAGATGATCCTAGGAACTCGCAGCAATATTCTTGGTTAAACTTGGCTTCGTCGTGATCAAGAGCTTCAATTGTTTCTTTGCGCCATTTCTCATCACGTCCAGGAACATCGTACCACATAACTTCTTGGTATTCATATCCGTTAGTTCCTTCCTTAGCACCTTTGCACGTTTTCCAAAAATGATTCAAACCGTTTGGTGTAGAGGTCATTAATAGCTTTGTAGATTCACCAGATGAAATTGTAGGATAAACAGAGGCGAAGAATTCATCGTAACCTTCAATAAACGCAACCTCATCGAGGTACAGAAAGTTAACAGATTTACCACGAATTGCTGATGAAGATGTAGTACCAGCAAGTACTTGACAACCATTTTCTAATGCAATGTTACCCTTGTTCCATTCTTCTATACCTTGCTGCAACCATTTTGGCAGTGCCTCATATGCTAGCTTAACACGGGCCATAACTTCTCTAGATGCATCTCCCTTGTTTGCTAGGATAGCTACAGTTTTGAATTCGTTAAACAAAATGTAGTGCAAAATAACAGCAACAGCGGTAGTGGTCTTACCAGACTGACGAGCAGTTAAAACAGCTACACGCCTGGATTTAAAAATCTTATCACAAATTTCTTTTTGGTAATCATACATATCAAAAGGAACCAACCCTCTATCAACGTGGATAATCTTAATATATTCTTTTGCAAAATACACAGGATCGCCTGCGCACTTCGCGTATTCCTTGAGTAGCTCAGGAGTCCATTCAATTTCTGTTTGGCTTTTCTTGAGATGCGAATTACCTAGATAACCATCACCCATCAGTGTTCTCGCCTTTCATCATTTTAAGTAGGTCAGCAGTTGATAATATTAAATTGTTGTTTGTAACATTTGTCTGCGCTGCTTCTTTTGGACCGTTTATTTCTTCTGTAGCAAATTTCTTTTTAGAGGAAATATCAGAATATTCTTTGTTAGCGTCAAGCAATGTTTTCATTAGGGTAGACACAACTTCAAACGCTCGAGGTTGCTCAGATTGTTTAGCGATCTCAAGCATTTCATGCATAGCATCTTTGCCAATATCAATAACACTTGCAATGTTTTGACGTACTAATTCTATGTCTTGTAAGTTCTCATCGTCATCTGGATTAATAGGTACTATTTCTTTTGACGGAACGTCGAGTTGTACAACAGGGACTTGCTCCGCCTTTTCGTTTTCATCAATATCAGACATGGCTCTGATGCCAAGGGCTGAAGACATCTTTTCGTCGCTCATTATACATCCTCAAATATTGTAATAATACCCCAATCATCATCAAATTGAATTTGTTGGTATGGTACTGATACAGCTGCCGGATCTCCGACTGTAACGGTTGGTGCAGAACTATAACCTAGTCCAGCATTGGTAACGGTGATACCTGTTGCCTGGCCAGTACCATCAATTGCAATAGTTGCGGTAGCGGTTTCAGTAACAACGGCGTCTATAGCAACGTTTGCAGTTATATAGAACTTCCCAATGTTATTTATAGTAATATCAGTTACCGCTCCATTAGTAAGAATAGCAGTTGCGGTTGCTTGGTAATCTCCAGCAACACCATCGGGATCTGAAATCACGATAGATGGTGTAGTGTTAGCATAATTAGCTCCAGCGTTTGTTACAACGATTGCAGTTACTTCACCATCAAGTACTGTAGCTGTTGCTCTTGCAGGATCTTTATCAAAATCATCAGTGAAGTGACTACCTGTTTGAGCCCAGGTTGGAACAGTATATGAACCATCAGCTGTTAACCCAGAAATCTGTGTAATAATTAAGTTATCTAACGCACCGATGAAACTTCTTTCAGATCCAGAACGTTGGCCAATATTTACCGTTGCACCGCCACCTTGTAGGTAACCCTGTGGAGCATTACCACCCGCGATTGCGGTACCGTTTAATAACCATTTTGCAGATGAGCCATAATGCTCAAGTCTAACGTGATTCCATGCGTTTTCGTTTAAAGTATGTCCAGTAGATCTTACCGGAGCCTGGTTGAGCCAAGGACGATATACAAGCACGCCACCATCTTCTATTTCAATTCTCATTGTTTGACCAGGAATATGAAGAATATGGTAATCAGCAACGCCTGCGCCTGAGAATTCTGGACGAATCCAAAACTCTATAGCAAATCCGTTGCCTGCGGTATTAAACGCGTAATCAGTAACATGGCTAAAGGTTGTATCGTCTATGTTGTGATATAAAGCATCATCACCAAAAACAAACGCGACAGATTTGGCCGGTGGTTCGTCCACAGAGACGGTAGCTGAACTGTAATATGTACCGCTGTTGGTTATACCAATAGATCCAACAGTGTCTCCAGAGATCACGACAGAGCCTGTAGCGGTGATTATATCACTGTCCGGAGCGCTAATTGTAACGGCTGGAACCGCAGAATAAAAGCCACCAGCTTCTGTAATAGTGAAGTCTGTTATACCAGTATTTGTTATTGTTGGAGTAATTTGTGCGTTTAATCCTGATGGAGCACTGATTGTAACTGGTATTACATTGAGTGGATCATAGTTTTCACCATCATTTACAATGGTGATACCCGTTACAGATCCATTAGATACCTCAGCAGTTGCCACAGCAGCTATACCATCTTCGTTAAGTGGCAAACCACCTG